CGATGACCGTCTCCGTATTGCCGACAACCTTCTCGATAAGGCCGATGTGGTCTGCCGTGCCAGTATTATCTCCTACTCCGGAGTCCTGCCAGTCATACAGCACGATGTCTCCGTGCTTCGGAACGTATGAGTCATCCTCTACCCATATTCCCATCTGCTTGGCGAGCGTGATCATCTGCGGGCAGCCGCACTCGACCGGTATGATGTCCGTGTATCCCATCACGATCGCGAGGTAGCTGATGAACGTCGCGCACCACGGATCTGTATACTTTACTGCATATCCCCTCGGCAGAGGCTTGCGGGAGTTGTAGCGGTCGATGATCTTGTGATGGAGGACCGTCCCTTCTTTAACTCCGATGTGGCTGATAGCCTCGGACACGATCGCTTCTCTCTGGCCCTGCGTCGCGGGCTGTACCTTGCCGCCTGCCATAGCCCGCCACTGCCCGGCGGACATGTAGGCGAGGTCGATGTCGATCTCGTCGTTATAGCCCGTGATCTTGCCGTGCGAGGAATACTGGCGGATCGTGTCCTTATCCCATGCGCCGAAGCCGTTGTTATCCGTCCACGGGCTGAACTGGTAGTCAGTCTTTGCATTCGAGCCATACTGGGCGCACCAAAGCGGATAGTTCTGCGCCACAGGAGACCAGTTATACCGCCTGCACACTGACTTGCTCATGTAGATCAGCGGTCTGACGCCTGTTAATCGGAACACTTCGTCCAGGAACGTCTTGCACCATGCCACGTCCTGGCCGGTACCGAAAGCAGAGTTCTGCTTGCCTTCCCAGTCCAGTGCCAGGATGCACTCGCCGACGCGGGAGCCGAGAGAGCGGACGAAGTAGCTCGCCTCTGCTTTCGCGTCCTTGCCTTCCGCATAATGGTACGCGCCGAGCAGCTTCCCCGCAGCCTTCGCCTCGGAATACTGCCGATCAGCGTGAGGGTTCAGATACCTCGTGCCCTGGGTGAACTTTACGATCACAAAATCAGTCGTGGAAAGTCTCGCGGGATTGATGCCGGACTGATACGATGCTATATCAACCCCGTTTAGAAAAGACTTTCCGCTGCTCTTAATCTCCGTAGCATAGCCGTCCTTATCAAATGAGTACGTCTTGCCGCCGATCGTGGCCGTGCAGCTGGTATAGCAGTGTCCCTGGTTGCGCCCGGATACCGGTTCGAGGTAACAGCGCTTTCCTTTATAAGTGACCCAGCCAGTGTGCATGTATCCGTCTTTCGGATCCAGATAGTACCAGGAGCCATTATCATAGACCCAGCCGGTCCGCATGGCTGCAGATGTCGGATCGAAGAAGAACCAGTTCGAGCCCTTGGACCATTTGAGGAACCTCCATCCGTAGACGCAGTAACCGTTCCCGTCGAAGTAGAACCAGTCTTTACCTTTTGACCAGGGCAGCAGCGCCCATCCATGCGCCCAGGATCCGTCCGCGTTCTGATATTTCCATCCTCGATCGTTTACCCATCTTCCCACAGCTTTTCCTCCTTTGCCCTGATATGGCACCTTTTTACTGATCGTCTTGTTGCCCTGCCTGAACGTGATCAGGCCGTTCTCCGCGTGGATGTGGATGTCGGCCTCCTGGCCCCAGAGCGGGATCCCTTCCTCTTTGATCCTGCGCCCGCCGTACTGAGTCCATCCGGAAGTGCCCGGGCCGTTCTTCTCGACGCAGGATCCGAAAGCCACGACGCAGCCCCGGCGCTTGAGCGCTCTCGCGTTGTGCTGCGTCCACGAGCCCATGTGGTGAGTGATGTCTGTTCCGGAGACCTCGCCGCCGAAGTAATCCATCATGCGCTCCTGGTCGTCCGGGCCGTCTCCCGGCAGAATCAGTTCTGTTTCCGGAGAATAGAGGCACAGGCTGCCATTGTTGACGAATGCCCAGCCGTTCCCCTGATCCTCGTCTGTGAAGCGCGTCGGCTGCTCCCGGAAGATCTTCCAGGTGATGTCTCCGAATTTGATAGTGCTGCCCTTGTCGATCCACAGCACTCTCGTCCCGTGGGCCTGCATGGCGCGGATCCACTTGTACGCGTTGTCCATGTCTTCCTTAACAGATCTTCCGTTCGCGCTGCCACCGCAGCCGTGCTTGAGCGTGAGCGGATCGTACATGTACACGAGCTTTATATGGAACCGGCTGTCCTCCTCGATCTGCAGGAGACCATTATAGTGATCCCAGTGAGGGTGTGTGAGGACCGCGATGTCGATGTCTTTCACGCCCCTGGACGCGAGCCACGAGCGCAGGCCGTCTGTAGGCTGCCCGCCCTGGAAGCCGTCCACGAGCATGACCTGCCCGGCGCAGATCATCGCGATGCCATCGCCCATGCGGTAATCGGTCTTGCCCTTTGGGAGCGTGATATGCGGAAAATAAGCATCGAATGCCATAAATTACCTCCAATTAAAAAAGGGAGCCCTCAGGCTCCCATCTGTATCTGTTTTACCGCTGCTTCGATCATAATGTCGATCTCTTCGTCAGTCAGTTCTACTCCCTTCTGCGCGAGGATCTTCTGGATAAATTCACGGACGATCTGTTTCTTCTCTGCACCCGTACCGGCGCCATGTGTCTGCTCTGCAGCCAGCACGGCCTGTGCTGTCCAGTCGCAGATCAGCGAGATGGTCTCGCCTTCCGTCTTGGCCTTGATCCACGGGATCAGGTAGCGCGTAATCAGCATGGTAGCGATCATGATTGTGAGTTTCAGAACTTCCAGAATAATATCTCTCATTCTGCCAATTCTCCTTTCTTGTAGATCTCTGCGTCTCTTCTGTCCGCCTCCGCCTTGGTGATGATCGGAAGCTCTTTGCATTTTTCTACGATGGCAGCCGCTGTTCCGTTACCGCCAAGCTCTGAATATGGCTTATAAAGGTACTTGTCCAGATCCTCCAGCTCGTCCATCGTTATGCCCTCTCTGTGGATGTACTTCTCAGTCACCCGGAAGATCTCAGCGTGCCCGAGGCCGAGGATCATGCGGTCTCTCGCTGACTTTGTTGTGGATCTGCTCTGGATCCACGCCCAGAGGCCATTAGATCCGAGGACTGCTGCTACTACCGTGATAATCAGTTGCGCTGCATTATACATGGGCGTGTCCCCTCATAAATGAAAAGAGGACCCGAAGGCCCTCTGATTGATACTTACAAGTCCGTCATATTCTAACCGTGACGGGCGGTGGTTATTAACTGAGTTAAATGGTGCTTTAAGTGACAAAAATCATCGCCACATAAGCCCCGATTAATGCGGCGTCAATCAGTGCCAAAGCGATAAATGTTTTTGTCATCCTGTCACCTCTGCTTACTCTTCCGTCACTTCCACGATCACAACTCCGTCATCCGTCTTTACCGACCTGTGAGTGACTTTGCCACCGATACTGTCGAGGATGCTCCATCCGTCAATCTTGCACGGTCTGAGTGATGTGGATGCTCTGCCACCATCGTAACGGCAATACTGCATAGAGCCGATATTCAAGGCATCGTACATGACGGTCTGTCCTTTGGCAGTCACCATTCCGTTGACCCATACTTTAACACCCGATGATTCAAGGACGGACAGACGAGATTCAAGGTCTGCTAACTTGTCCATGACTTCATCAGCGTTCAGATGGTCTCCCTTTTCGGATACAAGGTCAAGCAGTTCTGCTCGCTCTTCCTTGCTGATTTTTCCGCAAGCATAGACTGTTTCAATGCGCTCTTCCATAACAGAAATGGAGTAGCCGCCTACTTCTATTGCCGACTTATAAATTTCATATACATTCATTGGTTTTCAGTCCTTTCTAATTGCAATATTCAAAATGGTATCCAGCACAGTAGTAGTGGATTCCGTTGCACACCGCCCATATCGAGCCTTGTGTTACGTTTAGTTCTTTTGCGGCATCAACCATCTTCTTGTAGACCTTTATTAGCTTGCCGTCTTTATCGTATTGGGCAACGGGATGTAGACCCTTGTCTTTTCTGATTGGCGGCAACTTGTCCACCTTGTCATAACTCCATCTGTATCCATGACAATAGCGATTTCTTCCAGTGCAAACGCCTCTTATACCGCCAGACCCACGGATTCCAAGATATGCAGATGCGGCATACACGCTTGGAAACGACTGAATATAATCGCCATCAAGCGTGTACTGATGAACCGCATTGGGTTGTATTTGTTGCGGTCTATGCTCGATTCCATACCGCTTTAAAATCCTCGATACGGTTTCCATGTGGACATCAAGCATATCAGCAATTTCGATGAACGTTTTGCCGTGTTTCCATAAATACAATATGTCATCATCAAGACATTTCTTGTACCCTTTGCCACCAAGCGATATGTTATATCCAACATTGGCGGAGTTATATTGTTGTATCCAATACTGTTCACGCTCATCAAGCACTTCGTTGTCGCATTGTTCAAGTTCTTCAACAACAAAAGCATTTTCGCCATACTTTCGCATTGCTTTGTGCAAAATAGAATGGTCTTGCCGCTTGGGGTATCGTGCATCGCTGAGATGGTTTTTCCACCTTGAAGGAACATCCCTTGTAGTCTGCCCGATATACACTTTGCCATTGACTGTGTTTGTTACTTTATAAATGTATCCCATCAGCTATTAAGTGCGGCGGCAACCGCCTCCGTAATTTTCTTCTGTACCCATAGTTTCGTATTGGCTCTGTACTCTACTGAGCAATCCCCTGTGTCTGCGAAGATGTTATTTACCCCAAGCAGACTATTGACCTCGTGGGGAGTGAGTTTGATTTCGATGGGAGTAGCAAGCGGATAAACAATATCCATCTCTCCCTGTGCCGTTTTAAACTCGGATGCTGACGCATATGTCGTGTCTTTGATGTATATAGCAGACGATGATGCAGCGTTGCCCAAAATAATTTTATCGTGCCATCCGCTTGCACTACCTAGTCCGCTTGCGCTCAGAGCAGTTCTGTATCTGTCACATCGCACATCAACCTTTGCTACTCCGTGCATTACATCGTTTTTTATGGCATAAAATGCCGTCTTATAAAGCGACCACGACAAGTCTTTAACCTTACATATCCCATATCCGACATATAATTTCCCACTCAGCACATCCAACTTACCGCCGTACACCGTGCCTGCTTCGGTCTGCCATGAGATGGGGAGACTTGTGCCGACATAGGGTTTGAAATCGTCAGCTGTTAATGCCCCCTCAAAAAGTCCGCACTCATCAACGTAGTATGTTTTTTCACCGCTGTAACTTACACGGTCTATTTGTAACAGAGTTTTATTTGCGTTACTAGCAATAACAAATGTTTTTTTGGTGGTATCTAATCCACTAACAGATAGGATGCTTTTTGTTCCGTCAGTATATACAAATTGGAATCCCGGACGTCCGTTCGTGGATGTTGATGTCATGGTTAAGATGAGCGTATAACTTGTATTTGCTTTATACTTACCAATCAGGTTACGTGCGATATAAGGCAAATTACTAGAGTTTGTACCGCTTATAGTTCGGTTCTCTCTGTCATCAGTTCCACCAGTACCAAACCACGCATCACCGCCAAACAGATTCTTCCCTGTCCTAGCGAGATTAAGCCCCGTCCATCCGCTTATAGGGCAGATGTTGGAGTAGGGAGACCATGCGGTGGCTGTTGTGCCTTTTTCCACTTGGATTTTGACAGTTCCGCTTGTGGCAACATTGTTGTCGCGTTTGATCAGTACCCTCACATAGTATGCATTTGGATATTGCGACAGGTCACAATGTAACTCAGAATGCCCACTATTTGCGATGGTATACAGAACATTTGAGTTTACGTCTCGCACCTGCACCGATGACCAAGCGATGTTTGTTGCGATGGCAACTCCGCTAACCGTGATATTGCCCATGCTACTGTCAACACGAGCTAGACCTGCTTCAAGGTCTGTGTAATTCGTTGCCGTTCCTGAAACTGTGATAGTTCCATCGGCATTGACTGTCCATGTTATCCCGTTTTCCGTCTTGCTCTGTGCTGTAGTCTGAAACAGATTCTTCCCACCCCCTGCAGGATAAGGAGCATCCTGTCCGTGTAAGTCTTGCACAGGGTCAATATCTACTACAAGACTCTTGAGCGGAAGTCCATCAGCGCCATCCGTAAAAGATGCGACTGCTCCCGATGCGGAGTCGGTGACAAATGCCTTGAGAAATTCTTCTGTGGTTACCTCTCCAGTATCGCCCTGTGGTATTCCAAGATTCAGCACAGGATTTTCGGGAGTTCCTGTGATGCTTGCCGTTGCGGATTCGGAAGGTTCAAGCGTCTCCACCGTGCCGATGGTAAGATTTGGAGTTGCGCCTGTCGCTCCATCTTCACCATCGCTGACCTGTGCGCTTGTCGTGCCGTTTTTGTCCGTAATGGTAATGGTTGCGGTCTTGCCCGATTTGGTGACAGATGCAGTCGGGGAATATCCATCGTCACCGTCAATGCCGTTCGTTCCGTCCTTGCCCTTGGGAATTCCAAACGACATAACCCCTGTTTCGGGATTATAATTTGCCGTTGCACTCGATCCTTCGGGAAGCGTCTGTGCCGCTGCGGTAAGCCCTATGATTGCATCCGCTTTTTCAGATGCCGTATCAGCATATCCCTTTGCCTTCCGCTCGGATTCGGACGCATTTCTTTCACTGGTCTCCGCATCGTCCTTAGCCCTCTCGGCAGATTCCTGTGCGTCCTCTGCCTTGCCCTGTGCGGTCTGTGCATCATCCCTTGCCTGTTCTGCTCTGTCAGCATCTTCCTTTGCACTCTGAGCCGACTGGTCTGCGCTGATAACATCCTGTGCGGTCTGCTCTACTGCCGTATTGAGTGCGCTAATTGCTTGGTCAATAACTGATTGCTCTACAGGTGTAGGCTGTTCTTCCGACCTGTCGGGTCTGACTTTGTTGGGGATGCGGAATTTGTAGACAGTTCTTCCAAAATCCTCTCCAACATGGTACAGAAATGCAAAAACGTCTTTACCCGATGATATAAACTGCGACGGAATCAGCACTCCATCAGAGTTCCCAATCATCGTAACGCTAGTGCCGTGATGTTCATCATTGGAAAAGTCCACTTGATAGGTTGACGGAAGTTCTACCCCTTCGATTTGCAGATATAATCCGTAATCCTCTTTGATTATCGGAGCAGTGACGGTATATCTACCACTGCTTACCACTCCTCTTATGATTTTGGAAGTATTCATATCAACCTCCCAATGCTTCTACTCTTGACAGTAACGCACTAAAACCGCTCTTTAACTCACTAACATCCTCCTGGATCTCGGACACATCAGAGGACAGATCCTCAATGCTCTGTGCCATCTCATCCAGGTTGTGACCATCAAGATCTCCGGCCCAGGGATCATCTCCTGCGTCCAAGGCCTCACCGTTATTGATCGTGAAGATCTCGGTCCTCAGCTCCTGCTCACCACTGGTGATCTTAAACTGTGCCCTCAGGTTGCCCTTGATGGCCAGCGCCAGCTGTGTCAGCTCTGCACTAGCGCCATAGTATGTGATGGTCTCGTCATCCCTTGTGGTCTCCGTGAGGGAGTACGTCTGACCTGTGATCTGCACCCTGGTCTTGTCCGGTCTTACCACTGTGAGAGCCACAGCAGCATCCTGTCCAATATCATAGATCTCACCACGGTTCCGGATCACGGCAGCCACAAACCTTGTATTGCTGTCCAGGGCAATGGTCTTAATACTGGAAGGAGTGAGATTGTGATCATAAATATCCAGCGTAACAGATGGTGTAATATTAACTAAGCTCATTCACTCACCTCCTTACGACACAAGTCCTGATTTAATGTACAGTACGCGCACCGCGACTTGTACCTTTGCCGACGCGTTCTTATTCTGGTTCCACACGTACATATCAAGCTTGTCCTGGGGCGTTATGTAGCACCTTTGGAAGATACACCAGTTCTGATTAATCCCTCCCGACGATGCCGCGTATACAGTGAATCCAATTATGCCGATCGGTCTGTACCCCGATAGAGCAATGCTTGGAACGATGGTCCAATACCAATCAGCACCAATGGTAACATTGTCCCATACCTTTACGACCGCTTTGAACATCTGATTGTTCATTATACCCTGCAATGCCGAAATATCGGTCTCATGCTCTTTGATGGCACCGGTCAGCGTTGTGGCTGTGGTGCCCATAGCCACGGATCCGATCTTGTTGAACAACTCCCGGATGGCCCCCGTGATTGTTGTAGCCACGGTGCCCATCACTGTGCTGCCGATCTTGTTCTGCAGGGCCTGGATGCTGCCGTGCGTGCTCACCTTATCGACGAGGCATGCCACGCTGTCGATGCTGATGCCGTTGATATTGACCTGGTAGAGGGGGAACTCGACCAGCGCGTCTCTGTCTGCGATAAGTCCCGCAGTATGAGAAGGCGTCACGGGGCTGCTCGTTGACGGAGCGCCCTTGAGGACTGCGAGCTCCATGTCCTCGATGTTCGTTCCGGAGTCTCTCGTGTATCTCGCCACGATCAGGTCCGTCCGGAGCATTCCCTGGGCGCCGTTATCGATGGCTACAGACTCCGGAGCGCCTTTGGTTATTGTGGCTGTGCAGCCTTCTGCGACAAGCATTCCGGCGGCGATCTGGATCTCGTTCGCGCTGACGATCGTCGCGGCCAGTTCGCTCTCAACGCCCTTGAGGATATGCACGCCCGGGCCGAAAATGGCGATGTTCGTGTCACGTTCCTGCTGTGATGTCACGTGAGGATCGTTTCTGTATCCTGTAATGATTTTCATTTTTCAGTCTCCTTTGTGAGGCGCACAGCGGCGACCAGCATCGCGGTCGCAGGCGCCACCGTCAAGTTATCCTCCAGCTTATACTCGATCCGTCTGGAGCCCTTTTCCCAGGTCACGATCTTGCTGGCGATCGGTGCGGTCATCGTCATGCCGGACAGATAATCACGGCCGCCCACGATGTCGCCGATCCCGATCTCCAAGTTGCTCTCGATCTTCATCCCGAACTTGTTCGAGCTCTTCAGGGACTCGAGCCGCTCACGGCCTGACTGGATCAGGTCCGGGAGCTCCCCGCCGGAGTAGTCGAAGACGTCCTCGATCTCGTCCGCGCCGAAGAAGTGCTGCGTCGTTCCGATGTTCCCGTCCGCGTCTGTGAACAGGTGGTACACGGTCCGATTTCTCAGTTCACCCTTGCCCAGGCAGATCAGATGGTTCACACCGTCGGTCTGCTTCTGCATGGTGTAATCCCGGCGCATGTCGGAGGAAAGCTCTACAGACCGTGAATAGTCCACAATTGGGACCGCTGACGCGACGACAGCTTTCAGGTCCGCCGAGTAGGCCAGATTGAGCCGGTATCCCTTGGACTTCAGGAGCTCCGTGAGCCCGTCCTCAAGTGTGCAGTACCTTTCGTACTGGTAGTTGCTTACATATATGCCAGTGCTCTCTGTGGTCCCTACGAACAGGCCGGGGAGACGTTCCTCAACGCGCGCCTTGACGATCGCGTTGAGCTCTCCCGAGTCTGTCGCGTAATCCGCACCGGAGGGAGGCTTTATCCGCTTTCCCTGCAGCATTCCGCGCCACGTCATACCACCGGGGCAGATGATGCCCTGGGCCGTGTTCGTGTTAAGCCTGCGGACGATACCGCCGTATTCCGTGTCCGGAATGTAGATCCGGGCCTTTTCTGGAAGTTCTGTGTATTCATCGCGGGAGATCTTGACTTCAAAGCTGTTATCTTCTATTCCCACCTCGAAGTCGTAACTGTCGAAGAGCAGGTAGCCCAGCTCCTTGCCGGTGCTGTCAGCGACTATTAATTCTTTCACTGTGCACCTCCTACCTCGGCTCGCTCCGCTCCTCGTAGAGCGTCAGGTCGAAGCCGAACTGCCCCTCCCAGCTGATCTGCAGCGATCCGGGAGGAAGCTGCTCAAATACAGACTCCTCTTTGTTCCTCAGGTCGAAGATATTGACCTTCTGACCGGCCGCTGTGGTCTTCTCGACCGTGCCCCACTTAGAGTCGATCACGATGTACTCTGACGCCTCCAGGATGTCGAGGACCTGGTAGGCGTGGCCGTTGATCTGTACCCTGGGATTAGTCGCAGGGCCGTAAATGGTCATCCGGAAGTCGGATTTAAACGGGAACCCGGTCGCCCACGTCTCTGCTCCGGATATGCCGGAGTAGTAGTCGTAGGGGAAATCGTAGGGATAGTCTAAAAAGGCCTCGCCCGTGTCTCCTGCGCGCGGGTGGAAGCTCCTGGACTCCTCTTTGACCCAAAACGGATAAGGGCAATAAAACGAAACCGTATTCTCGACAGCAACGTTATTTTCGCCTGGTTTTGTGGTGCTCTTTCGGGCGAAACAGTCAATATAATAATCGTTCCAATAGAGACGCCCTGGGGTCAGATTGCGGACGTCCAGCTCGAAGTCATCATGGAGAGCTTCGAGCTGTTTCTGCTTGCTTTCTTCTGACCCGAACAGGGACAGCGTCGCTTCATACTCTTGAGGCGACCTCGTGAATCCGCTCACACGGGAGCCGTACTGGAGCGCGACCGCAATCACTTCCCAAGCCCAGTCGTGGAAGTTAGCGTCGGCCCCCGTCCGCAACGAGCCATCTCTAAGGTTGTAAATGTTGCCGCTTGAAGCGACATAACGTAAATCTACTCCGCTCATGTTGTCACTCCATGCTTTCTCAGGATCCTAGCGAACTCCCTGTCGCTGATCACAAACGACATCTCACTAAGAGCTTCGATAAGAGCCCTGTACATCTCAGCCGCATGACGGTCTCCCGACTGAATGATTCTGTTCGCTATCTCGTCCAGTTTCTTCCACAGTGTTTCGAGAGGCACAACTGCTTCGGGGCCAGCTTCGCCGACGCCGATAACAGATGGCGAATCGAACACACCGCCGGTTTTGTACCAGTCGACGTTAAAGTGCGGGATCGACGGAGGATCCAAGCTGAATTTTCCTTCAATCGAGAAGTGCGGCAGGTCGATGTGAGGCAGTTTCCATGTGAAGTCAAAGAATCCTTTGATTTTCTCGATAGCCTCTTTAACCTTGTCTCTCGCGCTCTCGATCTTCTCCTGAATACTGCTCTTGATGTCGTCAAACTTCTGCTTGACGGTGCTCTTTATGCTTTCAACCTTTTCGCTGACATTGCTCTTCAATGTCTCCCATGCGCTGGTGACCTTTTCTTTCATTGTGTTAGCCCACTGGCAGACCGTATCCCAATTGAGATATAAGGCCGTGCCTATGGCGATCAGTGCGGTTATGGCCGCTATGGCGATGCCGATCGGGCCTGTCAGTGCACCTATGACCGTAGCCATGACGCCTCCACCGGCTGACGCCGCTCCCATGATCGTGACCAGCGAGCCTATCGTGGAGATCGCAGACCCGAATATGCCTATTAATGGTCCGATTGCCGCGACGATTGCCGCGATCGTAACGACCGCCTGCTTCGCCTCTGGGCTTAATTCGTCCCATTTTTCTTTCATCGAGCTGATTCCTTCGGCCAGGCCCTGAAGGACCGGTAAGAGCACCTCTCCAATCGTCGAACCCAGATCCGCCCCGGCCAGTTTCAACTCGTTTAGAGTCATCTGCCACTGATCCAGCGGAGACAGTGTGGTCTCAAATGTATCCGAAACAGACCCCGCCGCGTCGGATGCCGTCTGTCCCAACTCGCGGAAATCAAGCGTCCCGTTCTGGATCGCGCCGTAGATCTGGTCGCCGGACTTGCCGAACAGCTCATAGGCTGCCGTCAGCCCGTCCATATCGTCGGTGCCGTTCTCAATGGAATCCTGCAGTTCTTCAAGCGCCTGGTTGAGCGGCTTTCCATCAGCCGCCGCATTCTTGAGCGCTTTCCTGAGGCCCTGCATGACCGTTTCGCCATTGGCTCCGGATTTCTCCAGCTTCCCCATGAGCTCTACAGACTGATCAATGTCTAATCCCAACTCCTGGAATGCCGTGCCGTTCTGCACAAGGCCCTTTGTCAGGGTATCAACGGAAACGCCCGTCTCCTGCCCGGTCTGATTCAGCCTGTCGAGCAGTGCTCCCGCGTCCTCTGCCCCCAGCCCGAATGCTGAGAGGGCTTTCTGCACGCTGTCGACTGACGATGTGACGTCCGTGTCGTTCAGCTTCGCGAACTTTATAAACCGCTCTGACAGATCGTTCAGCGCGTCTCCCGTCAATCCGAATCTCGTGTTGACTTCACCGACTGCGTTTGCGGCCGTGTCAAAATTCGTTGGGATTGACGTAGCGAGGTTGTCTACGATTCCATAGAGCTCCTGAGCCGCATCCCCCGCCGCGCCGGTCTTCTTGATGACAGTATCGTAGGCTCCATCGACTTCTTTAAAAGCCGCGACCGCAGCGCCGCCGACCGCCGTTATTGGCGCGGTGACGTGCGTCGTGAGGTTCTTCCCTACGTCCTGCATCTTCTTGCCGACCGACTGGAGCTTATCGCCCCACTCCTTGAGCTGTGCGGAGTGGCCCTCGATCTGCTTTGTGACATCTTCCAGGGCTTTCTCGTATTTGTTCAGAGATGCTTTGCAGTTATTGATCTCTGCTTTCTTCTTCGCAATCGCGGCCTCGTCACGTTCTTCGGCGTTCTCCATCTGCTCAAGCTGCGCCTGGAGGATCTGTTCTTTCTTTGTGTACTCCTCCGTCATTTTCTGGAGATACTTCTGACGGTCTGCCAGCTTATCCACGGAGGACGTGTTTTTATCGT